TTGAAATCCAGCTGTATTTAACCCTGCCGTCACCACTTGTACAGCAGCATTAAGAGCCCCTAATGTTCCTGTTGTTGTAACATCTCCTGATAAAGATGATACTATATTATTTGGAGATACGGCAACAACTAGAGCAGGATCAGTTGCAACAGCAGCAGTCGATGCCGCTTTTACAGCAACAGGCCCGTGAGTACCATCTGTTATCAAAGTAAATTGTTGATTTTCTATTGGCGCAGAAGTATAGTTAGCAGCTATACCAACATTAACAGTACCAGTGCCAGAAATCACAGTAGATAGTCTAACTCTAAATTGAATGAAAGCACTAATATTCATCTGGAAAGCAATGTTAGTGCTAGCTACTAATGTATATGTAGAGGTTGGGATTGAAGAATAACTTGAGATAACGCCAATAGGATACCAGTTAGTTCCAGCAACCGTATCTGACACTTCGAAAGTAAGAACACCTCCTGTAATGGTCGTTCCCTGATTAAGAGTAACGGCAATTGTTCCATAACCGGTTACTGTCAATGCCGCGGTAGCATTAACCGAAGTTGCAGACGTCCAGGCCGCAGTTGTTTCTGCTGTTTGAGCACCTAAAACAATGGCATGTCCAGAGGCATCTGTTGATATGGTCCTAGCGTCTGTTCCGTCGGATCCTGCAATTAAAACTGGATTCCCTGCTACAGCAGATCCTGATGCTGCATCACCTACTACCGTAACAGTCCCTGACAAAGAAACAGGCTGGGTAACGGCAGATCCATCTATTCTTATTGCACCAGCGGTCGTTAGAGATAATGCATTAAGAGTACCAGTCGTATATGTTGGAGAAGACGTGGTTACTGATCCGCCTACTTGTCCAACTATTGGTGGCAACGCTGCTCCAGCGGCACCGCTATTTAGCAGAGATGGATCTGAAATGTCTGAAGCTCTAACAGTAATATTAGCAGTTCCAGAGGTATATGCAGAAACTCTTACACGAGTTTGCCCTGCCCCGCCAACACCTGCAATAGTGGCGGCAGTAGCCGTGTTAGAAGAACCAAAAACGAAACTGGTAACAATATTTCCTGTATTTGGGATATCAAAAAAAGTGGCATTCCATGTGGTTCCACCATCAAAAGAAACCTCTGGAATGATTGTCCCAATCAACGTGCCGGCAGCAAGCTGAAAACCAACCGATCCAAGTCCAGGATGTGTAACCGATACAGTCGCATTTAATGCTCCAAGTGCACCTGTATTTGTAATATCTGCGGCAGATAATGATAAAGCATTATTGGGCGATATGGCAACAACTAGAGCAGGATCGGTTGCAACTGCTGCCGTACTTGCAGGCTTTACTGCTACGGGCCCATTTGTGGCATCAGTGATTTTAGTTGTCCATGCATCGGCAAGAGCTACCCCTGTGACAGCAGCCTGGGCCACTAATAAGTTACCAGATGTATTGGTAGAAAGATTTCTAGCATCTGTACCGTCAGAACCTGCAACTAACACTGGATTACCCGCTAAAGCCGACCCTGAAGCGGCATCACCAACAACAGTAACAGTGTTATTTGGAGATATGGAAACAACTAATGAAGGATCTGTTGCAACAGCAGCAGTAGAAGCCGCTTTAACAGCAACAGGTCCGTGAGTGCCGTCGGTAAGTTCAGTTGTCCAAGCATTGGCGAGTGAATTTGCTGTACCTTGATTGGCTGTAACCGTTCCAGAAACGGGAACAACGGTGCCGCCAGAAATGCCTTGTATTGTCAGTACGCCCCCTGTAGGCGTGCCTGCCGTGCCTGCTCCAGCAACAATTGTTCTACCAGAGCCATCCATTAAAATATAATGTGCATTAGTACCGTCTGAGCCGGCAAATAATAATGCAGAAGTGGCGGTAGGAATAGCCAGCCCATTAGAAACAGACATCTCTTGTCCGCTTACATCATAAATTATAACATTAGGCGATTCACCAGACATCAGTTTTCAGTTCCTTTTGCTATCTTAATATATCAGGTTAAATCAAGATGTTAGGTTATGCGGTAAGTTCTGTACAAAGTACAGATCCGGTAGCTGATGATGGAGAAAATTCGCTAATAGCTCCGGTAAACGTTACTGGTAATTCCCAATATGATGCAGTTAATAGCACGATAGAGAAATTACTTATACTGGCAGTACCAGATCCTAATAATACATAAATATTTTTATTAGTATTATTATATAATGCAGCAAAAAGTCTAGCAGGATTAGAGGCTAATAGAGATGTCGCAGCGCTTGCAGTAACGGCCACTGAAGTAACGTTTGCAGTAGAGGCTTTATTGGCAACGGCACTAACACGTAAATTGCCTGTTGTATCTAAAGATAAGGCACTTAATTGTCCAGTAGTATAAGTTGGGGCGGATGTTGTTACAGCGCCTGCAACGAAAGTAGCATCGGAGGTTGGTGTAGTTGCATTGATTGGATATACACCGTCAATACGCAATAACCCAGCTGTCGTCAAAGATAGTGGATCCATCTGACCGGTAGTATATGTAGGCGCAGAAGTAGTAACCGAAGCACCAGCATAAGTTGCATCAGCAGGTGGACTTGCAGCAGTTGCGCTTACAGATAAGTTGCTTGTTGCTACCGTATTGTTTGGACTAATAGCAACTACTAATGCTGGATCGGTTGCAACAGCCGCGGTAGATGCAGCTTTAACGGCAGCGGGACCATTGGTACCATCTGAAATTCTCGTATACCAAGATTGTGCAAGTGTGCCGGCAAGACTTTGTGATACCAAAGAACGTAAGTTTCCAGAAGTATCTAAAGATAAGGCGCTTAATTGTCCAGTAGTATAACCTGGTGCCGCAGTTGTTACTGCACCACCGATAAATACAACATCGGATGTAGGGGTAGTTGCATTGATTGGATATACACCGTCAATACGAAGAAGTCCTGCTGTCGTCAAAGATAGTGGATCCATCTGACCGGTAGTATATGTTGGTGCAGATGTTGTTACAGATGCACCCATATATGTGGCGGACGTTGGAGGTGTTGCGGCCACTGTAGAAACAGATGGGTTGGTTGCTGTAATAGATCCTGTAATTGGAACTGGAGTGCCGCTCGCATTACCTTGAATTGTTAAAATTCCGCCTGAAGGAGTACCAGCCGTACCAACACCAACTACGTTTTGATTAAGTGGAGTGGTCTTCGTAACAACAGTAGTATAAATAGACGCGCTGAATGTTCCTGTAACCGTCCAAGATACCTTCATCATTGGACTGGTACAATTGGTTAAAACGGCGGTAAAAACAGCCGGAGCATTACCATTTGTAATGGTGCTCGTACCTGCCGAGTTACCAAAGACAGTAGTTCCATTACCAGGATCAACTTCTTGAATGGTATATGCGATAGAACCTGATCCGGTTACAGTTCCTACGTTAACTATAATGGCAACTTCTTGTGTGCCGAACCAATTTGCTGTTACTAAGGTAGAACCGGTAGTTGTAACCGTGGCATTAGATTGAACAACGAAATCGTTGCTCATCTGTACCATGCCTAAAGCACCTTGAGAGGCTGATGGAACATACAGTGCGTTACCGCTTGGATTTTGTCCTGATATTAGTAAAGTATTAGTGCCTGTTGGTATGGATGAACCACTGGCGACATCTAATTCTGTTCCACTGCTATTATATAGTACGGTTGATGGGGATTGTCCACTCATGGTTTTCTCACATTAAAGAAGTTAACTTTCACTTGCTTTGGGGCACTTATTATAGCCCTATACTAAATATGTGCCGTTAGTAATAGTTTATTTATATAATTATTGTGAAAGCTCATCGACAAACATATTACCACTAACAGCCGTAGTCCAAAATCCACTTACAACGTTTGTATAGCCAAATGGTATTTCAAAATATGATTGTGGAAACAACTTTATAGTATAGCTTGATGTTGTAGCCACAGATCCCAATTTAACGTACACCAAAGAGCTGGAGTCATTAAATAATGTAGCGCCCAATCTCAATGAATTATTAGCCAATAACACAACGTTAGATGTAGACACAGCCACGCTTGTAATAATGCTCGTTGACGGACGAACCGTACTAGTGGTAATTGGATTATTAGGGGATATGGCAACGACTAATGCTGGATCAGAAGCTACAGCAGCAGTAGATGGAGGGGTAACATAAGCTGGCCCATGATATCCGTCCGTAATCTCCATAGGCCATGCATTGAAAATATTATTTGGGAGACCTTGGTTTACGGTTCCAATATCAATAGTTCCAATTTCAACATTTATTGTTTGATCGGAAGCAAATACGACAGGAACTGAGTCAGAAGAAGTTTTTTGACCCAATGTAATTGGTAATCCATTATCATCTTCTAACTGAGACTTAACAATAAGTTTTCCGGTTGCATCTTGAACTATTGGACGGCTTATTAGTGCTGGCAAAAATGTTGCTAATAAACCTAAATAATTAACACTGGAAGTTGTTGTTGCAGTTCCAGTTATAGATCCTGCTGATGTTTGTATTTCGCTTTCCACACATACACCAGCCGCAGAAAAATCAGATGACCAACCTGCTCCACTATGTATAACTGGACTGGTAGATGCGACGAAAGCACTTATACAAAATTCACTATCATGATTAGTTATAATAGGCCCGACAGAAAGTGCATTCCCAGTGCCATTGCCAATAATTACTTTGTCAAGAATTGGAGCGCCAACAAGAAGCCCTGATATTTCGTATAATTGAATAGAGCCGGTTACACTTTGACTAAAATTAGTGGCCGTAACAGTACACGGTCCGCCTATGCTATTGGTAGTCCATAAATCAATTTGTCCAACGCCTGGCGTAATAAAAGAAGCTGATTGAATATATATATTGGCTTGACTATCAGAAAATGTATATGTAGATCCAGACGATCCGTCGCTTTGAAGAACTAACGCGATAATAGAATTATTAATTGTAGTTGGTAGTGTAAATGAATGAGAAAATGAAGTTCCTATAGACGGGCCGGTATTATTACTTTGGACGATCTCTGGAACGATAATAGCCGGAGAAACTACCGTGTCAATAGAAGCCTTAAGAAACCCTCCTGTAGTTGCCTGAAGATTGGTAAAATTATTAGTCTGAGCGGCTCCACCTTGTTTTTGAGCAGCTAAAACAGAACGAACGGTTTCGACAGATGCAAAAGTAGGAACATCAGATGTTAAAGAATGCGTTTGTGTATATTTGCTAGATGATGAATATAATGTACTAAGTTGAAAATAAGATTGATCTATTATTCCGTTTGTATATGTGATTTTAAAATATCGAGCCCTAGGCGCCAAAGAATATGAGGCTGCTACGTTTGGTGAAATCGTAAACGCCTCATTGTAACTGAAAGTTATATTATCTTGAGACCATGAAAATAATAATCCGTTAATGGCACTTACTTGATCTGACAAAATAGATACAAGTATTGATGAGCTTCCACTTATATCTTCGCCTTGACCCTGAAAAGTGTCATTGGCTGCAAGAGGTGTTGTAGTTGAATTAAATGTGGAAGGCATTTATTATATCCTTAAAAATCATAGGTAAAAACAAGACCAATCTGTTTCAGAACCTGTCGCTGCTATATATGTAGTGTTTGACGAACTTACTCCTAACGAAATGCCAACGGAAAAATTATTTCCCCATGGAGCAAAATCTATTATGATGGCGCCCGTATTTGCTGCGATTAAATATGATGCTAACGGAGTGCCAGACGGACCGGTAGTATTATTAAAAAGTTGCAAATATCTTAAAGTGCCATTTCTATTTGTTATCCAAACGCGATAAAGACTACCGGTAGAATTTTTGATTACACCGGGAAGAGTACCAACCCCGCCTATAAATAATGGAGATGCTTCGGCTTCTGCAATAGGCTTCGTTATAGATTCAACTTGAAGACGGTAAACATCATTAATATCTTGAGATACACCTATAGCATCGCCCGATTCATTAAATAATATGACCGCAGGACTATCGGCGCTCAAAATATACTCCTTAATCTTGAACTTTCAAAAGCCCCAACATATGTTATAACATCTATAACTGTATGTATTATGGTTACTCCGTCCACGTCATACATATTGTGTTGTATAAATACAGGAAATTGATTAGAGTTATATGTTATTAACTTTTCTACTAATTTCTGAGACATATCTTCTTGAAGATACCACGTAATAGAGGTTGGAAATGGGCTTGCGGTCGGCAGTGTTACTCTATATGCCCCTGAGGCAAAGCCATCCCCGGGCCCTTGAGAATCTATGAAATGGATTAACTGTCTTAAAGTTTCATGAGTTTCTGGTGTAATGCCACCGGTACCATTAACAGTTAATCCATTTACTATTCCTGCGCCTTGCAAAAAGGCAAGTTGGGCCGCGTTAAATTGCAACAAATCAATATCACTACAAAGTACAACGATATCATTACTTCTAATCTTATGGCGTAATTCTCCTTTTAAAAGAGAGGCTCGAATACTGGATTCTGAAATTCCTCTTATCTGCAATAGATCTCTAGTACAAAGATAGTTAATAGGATAGTTAAATATATTTATAGTCTTGATCTGCGGAGCAGTGTTCAAAACTATAAAACATCCATTAACATTGGTGCCTGGCGCAAACACATCCACAATTTCACCCAACCTTTATTATAAATTCATTTGGCATTTTATCATATTTACTTCGATTACAAAAAGCACAAACAGGTCGTATATTTTCCAAGGTATGTGGTACACCTTTACTAATTACAATGCTCATAATTTAGCCTCCTGACGTTACGACTAAATCGTCTTCTATTTTGTCCCCAGTTTTATCAACTAATTTGTCTGTAATTTGATCTTTGATATTTATGGTAACCGTGCGCTCAACATTTGGATTTTCCTTAGTGGCCTTAATATCAAATAATTTACTAGTTAATCTATCATCTTGTTGGACAGGCTTATAGTTGCTCATTATTTGAGCCATTGTAGAAAGCATTTTTTCCATCATTTCATTATAACTATATTTGGAAACATCAGATGGCTTAATTTCTTCTTCTGATCTAACATTAAAAATGCCTTGACTTACTAATAGTTCATCTTTACTTAATATAGTTTTGCGCAAATCTTCATCGGCCAAACTTATCATATTATCTGGCGTTAGTCTATATCTAACAAAAACAAGTTGTTCCAAATAATCCAAATTACCAACTGATGGCTGATTATCACTAAAATCACCATCGCCCTGTGCAATTCTCAATCCTTTATTAACTGCAGATCCTAGAATTCTTGTATAGCTATCCTGCCATTCGGGCTCACGGCCATATTCTTTTTTAAGCTGATCTAATATCTTGGCGAGCCTAGTAAAAGATGTAATTTTAAGGGCAATGGCATCAGAAACAAATTTTTCACTTCTATGATAATTTTGCAATCCTCTTCTAGGGATGTAATCTGTCTCTTGATCAATACGACGAGTATCAAAAGCTAATTTATTAAAACCTTTGTCAGCTGATATAGATGATAGAGCGATTTTTCTTAAAAGCCTGGACCGCTTCCTATAAGGAACATTCTCTGTGCCTTTAGAAATTAAATTATATAGATCAAAAACCTCTAATAGATGCATTTTCCTCTATCTTTTTTAGTAGAACTCTGCTACTATGACATTTTATGCATCAGGAGCTAATTCTATTAGTATTAGCTTGTAAATTAAGTTTTTTATATAGTTTATTATGGGTATCACGCAAGAAGTCTTGTTGTTTGTCTGAAAGTTTAGCCAATGATTTTGGATTGCGAAACTTTTCGTAGATATTATGCAAAAATTCTTTATATGGCTTGAATTCATTTGGGATAATTTGCAACTCAAATCTAACGCCATCAATATCTAAATCGACATGTATAATGCCATGATACTCTAATCTATGTTCTTTAGATCTAACTGTATTTTTATCTACGCTTTTAATTTGATGTCCAAACAATTTTTGTATAATGTTCATAGCATCTTTATGTTGAAACTGATCTGAAAAGAATAATCTACCTCTAACTAAATCAGATAATTCTAATGGATTTTTAACATGATCAAGTTCCATTTTACGCTTAACACTAGCATACGGCTTAACATTAGTTTCTAATTCAAACTCTGAAGGCGGCAAATCAGACAATTGGTCCTGCACATGCTTCAAAGCTTTATTTAGCTTTGGCACAGATTGCATATAATTTTTACGAAGTTGCTTGGTATCCATATTACACTTTGTAATTTACAAATTGAATAAGCGATCTCTCTTGCTCTTGTTGTGGGGTGCGTTCTGGCAAAGAATTAAGTCCGTTTAATCTGCGAATATAAAAGCTTTTGCTCGCCTCCCATTTATTTTGATCATCTTCATTTACAGGTTGATTATTTTTAAGTGTCTTATATAGGCGCTGCAAAAAACTGACAGGATTTTCGGTAGCAGAAGTTTGTGAATCTGAATTAACTTTGGGTTTATTAATTAACATATTAACTATAGTTACTAAGTAATTAGCTACTTGCACCTTTTTGGTTTCATTGGGTATTTTTGTACGAATGATGTTTGCCGCCTGAGTAGCTGCATTTAACATAGCCGTTGTATTAGGCACAGTTAAACTATTTAGAATATCCAATAAGGCATGACTCGCAGCAGTTACTTGTGGGTCTGCTTCATTGCGATCCAAAGCAGTTAGATCGGTTAGAACGACACCTGCGACTTGCCTGAAGCTAAACTGTGCGCCAGAAGGCGGAGTATTAACCAATTGATTTCGCAACCCAGAGTCATAGGCGGTGTCTTGTGCCTTGCTTTCGAATTGTGTTGCCAGCGCTAGTATTTGCTTTATATTCATGAAAAGATACTAAAATATAACCATTGATTAAACTAACTTTTTAATAGAATTAAAATCATTCTCCCAAATAGCTATTAAATTATATTTAGTTTTAATTAAAATCTCTTTATCCATTGTTTTTTGATACAACTCGCCAAAACTTTTATGACAAGTATAATTTTCATCCTTCATATCGTAAATTATTGGATTACCATGATAATAATCTCCATAAAATTCATAAACAGTATTGGTAATTGGATCAAATCCATCTACCCTAATCCACTTGTCTCCAAATAATAGTTTCTTTTGTTTTTCCAATTTGATATTCAAACTATTAAGCCATTGCAATTCTGGTATAGATATCTTATGACAACAATTAGGACATCTATTTCCTCCAATCTTACTTGGACTTCCCGTTCTGGAATTAATGGAGGCTTCCCAACTATGATTTTTATTACATTTCCACCATACTTTATTTCTTGATCCACACCCAGCGGTATATTGTTCTGGGCGAGTGGCATTTTTATCATAATCCCATTCTTTACATAATTCAGGATGTGTTATGGTTAAATTATTTTTACTATTTACTTGTTTTCCCGAACAATATGGACAGCCACAACTACCATCTATATGTGCGTTAACTATACTACATATACTTGCGGTAAAATATTCTAAGCAATCATTGCACTTAACTTCTACTTTTTTAGAACTAAACGGTGTAATTTCATTTGCCACTTGTGAATCACGTAATCTTTTAGCGACATCTGGATATAATGTACCAAGACTATTAGTATTATTAGTTTTTTTGCCATCACAAAATGGACAATCAGATCCGTCACTTGTTCTTTTATTAATTTTTGCTTTAAATTGTGAAAAACATTTACTGCAATTCCAATATACACGCTCTTCCGATCCATAATTTGTTTTAAACGGATCAACAACATTTAATGTAAAATCCCATTCTTTTTCTAATCGTGGGCTATGTTCAAATACATTAGTTTTTAGCTTAGATTGTCTTGGTAAAAATTTCATATGCTTACAATTATCAAACTTCCTATCTTTTGTATTAAAGACCCTTACCCAATTTTTGACAGAATTAAAATATTGCTCCCCACATTTAGAACAATTTAACCAATACTTGATATTTGATCCCGCTGTTATAAAATCTATTTTTGGATTTCTATCACGATCAAATTCTTCTTTTAATTTAGGGTATAAATCAAACGCATTATCTTTCATTTTATGTTCCTAAATATATAAATTGGCTCAAATTTTTCAATTCCGGATTTTTTAGTTAGATGATTTCTGATCGTACGAAGATGTACGATCTCAATAGGTTCGCCAAACTGTTCTTTTGCCATATCTGTCATCTTTGTATATTTAGCCAAAATATTAAGCCCGAATATCTTTTCAGGCTTTAACATATATTTTATATTGTTCAATGTCTGTTTCCAATATACGTTATAGAAATAATCCTCCCCGTTATTATATGCTTGCGTCTTATCAGAACAGTAATACTCTTGTGAATAATACGGAGGACTGCTAAAACTAAAATCAATGCTATTTTCTGCCAATTTTACATGTTCAGAACCAGAAGTAATTAGCTGAATATCTTTTAACGATAATTCTTGTTTCATAATTCTTAATTCATCTATTGTTAATGGATCTGTTCCGATATATTTGCGATTGCAACTCGCGGCAGCTAACATTCTTCCGCCCCAACCGGCACTATAATCATATACGGAATCACCTTCATTACTATATTTCATATATAAATATTTTGCTATATTAGGCTTGAACATCGAGATACTTGGAACTAATCTAGACGATCTCATTCCCTGAATTAACATTCTAAAAGAGATATTAAATGTTTCATCATTATCTTCTTTATCCCACCAATCGAAGCCAAGTCTATTTTTAATAAGAAAGCGTAATTTATCATCATTATTAAAAACTTCCTTCATAGTTGGCTTACCTTCTTCTGTAGCATCATAGAACTTATGGCAATAAAACTTACAAATATCAGTAGCTAATGAACTGTTATTGAATAACTCACTGCTAGTTAAGTCAGGCTGGAATTCAACCAATTTTTTCCAGCTCTTAAATACTCTCGTAGGATCATCTGGATACAACCAACCCTGATTTCTAAAAAGTTTAAACAGCGGTTCTACCAGAGCCATTCTCTCATCAAAATCCAATGTCTTAACATATTTAATTGTTATTGGCTGATTATTTATAGAAACTATCTTGTCGAATAGATAACTATCATCGTGTTTTATTTTAGTGATTGTTCTCTGGTGTATTTGATGTTGTTTAGCTATATCCATTATATTAGCTCCATTCTTTATTTCATTCATAATGTTTTGTTTTTCTATTTCTGAAACCTTATATTCTTTGCGACTAAAAGTTCTGTTATTTTGTTGCTCTATTAAATCAAGATATTTCTGATATTTTCTATCTAATCTGATAGATTTGTCGGCATTTTTATATAACCATTCCGCTAATTTAAGCACCTTTATATTACCATTGCTCTCTAATTCATAAGTGTTATTATTTGTTTTGGAAATATACCTTAAATTAATTATAAGTTTAAGTTGATCTAAAACTATTTGTTGAATTGATTCGCCACATTCTTTTGTTGTAGCCAAAGACCATTTCCACTCACCATTTTCTCTTCTACATAAAGAGCCATCTCCATCAAACATCCCTCTAATGAAAGAAACGGTTAACTCGGGTAGAAGCCATTCTGGATATTTTATTATAAAACTTTTAGCTTGTGGACACCCATTTTTATTAAGAGTTTCACATAAATGTTTGCTATACATTTTTAATGTATAATACTCATAATCTTCTTTAGTTTTTGTATATGTTATTTTGGTTATAGGTAATTCAATAAAAATTGCTAATTTTTGCAAATGAGTTAAATCACTAATTTGTAAAGATAATGATACCGTATTATTTGTATTACTATTATAAGCATCAGCATACAAAAATCCTAACCAATATGCCTTTTCTGGAGAATCAATTATATCAAAAATGTTTTGATTGAATTCTGTGAATCTGTGTGACGATGCCCTATTTCTTAAAATATTATTTTCATTTGCCCATTTTTGTATTCTGCGTTTATCTATGGAATATTTTATTCCTAGAGATTTTGCCGAAACGCCTTGGTCATATAAATCACAAATATAAATAATTTTATCATTAGAAAAATTTTCTTTAACAATTTTCCATTCATTTTGTAAAATTATTTGTTTGATTTCTTTTGTTGGCGCTTGCAATATGCCGGCGATTCTTTTAATTGCAAATCCGTCCTCGACCATCTGTTTAATTTTTTCGATGTCCATGTTTTGTCCCTCACAAACAATATAACACAGCACTCCTAACCTGCTACGGTTCATAAAATATAAAAAAAGAAAGGCCACAATAAAGTGGCCTTTCTTATTCAACGATTAAACTTCTATTTTAGAAATTAAGCCCCGATGATTACTGATTTACGACCTGCTGCTGTTCCTCTTGGATTAACAATTGCAATGCCGATAATTTCAGAAATTACCCATCCTAATTTTAATTGTTTTGGCTCGTCCGCTGGCAATACCTCGATGTCTTGACGTATTGGCATTACTCCAACAAACTCAGGGTCGGCTACACCGTAGATCGTTCCAGGTGGCACTATCTTACTTACCATAATATCAGTTCCCCAGATATGAGCATACAATCCGGTTTGTAGAACTTCACGCATAGTAACGGGATCGAAATCTCCGCCGCCTACGCCTTGTCCACCGCCTGAACCCCACTTTAGAATATCAGTAAACTCATTGATGTTCATAAAGTACTTGGTTGTTACTAAGTCCCAACGATCAATTTGTTGTTTGATTTCAACTAAGTCTCTCTTTAGAAGACCTGCATCTGCAATGTCAGTTAGAGTATTTTCAACTGAAGCAGCTGCATCGAGGGCCGCAAAGATGTTTGCATCTTCTTGAGCCATGATTTCTTGACGAGCCTTCTGAACAGCTCTGTCGATTACGTTGAATCTGCGTCTTTTAACTTCGGCGATTCTCACGGTTGGATTTGCGTAAACTTCGAACTCGGGAACAACTACTCTGTCACCGAATACTCTGGACTCTGGCCCAGTACCGTTTGAAGAGATTACAACTGCGGCAACATCGATATCACGATCGTAAGTTGGCATTGCACCTTGTGGAAGAGGATCAACTACGAGGGCTCTTCTTGCTATCCCGTGATAGTCTAAATTCCTGCGAATAGGATTTGCCATTGCTTGAGCAAGAGCAATTTTGCCATCTTGGGTCATTATAGCGCGCGTTATTAATTCATCACGCTTATCATCTGATAAGCTTGGTTGGCCTGCAAGGCCTTGATTGGATGGAACATTCTCTTCTAAAATACTTGCATATTTAACGAGTTGCGCTAATGCCTCTTTGAGAGAACCTGCGTTAACTTGTCCTTGGTTACTAAACATATTCATTGATATCTCCGTATTTATAAGAATTATTTGCCGGCTTACGCCAGCTTAAAATATCAGGAATGATATTTAATAATATGATAGATTATTACCAGATTAAAATAATTATTTTTACATTGGGCTTGACTAATAAATAATAATGATTATTATATTAATTATGCGAGCTATAAATCCAGTCATTTATTTAATAATGAACCATGTTAATGGTAAATGTTATATTGGCAAAACAATCGATCCTATCCAAAGATGGAGAGATCATCAACCACCAAAAACAAAAAATTACCCTATTCAATATGCTATACTAAAACATAAAGTTGAAAACTTTACTTTTGATATAATAGAAAGATTTTCTCTTGAATCAGAATTAGAAGAAGCTGAAATTTGGTGGATCGCATATTTGAGAAGTCTGGGCGCACAACTTTACAACATCACTGATGGTGGCGATGGTATTAGTGGATATCATCATACTGCAGAAACTAAACAACTACTTTCCAAAAATAGAAAAGACCTTATTGCCACTGGATGGATTCCAATCAAACATACCGAAGAGTTCAAGCAACAACTAAGTCAAAATATGATTGGACATACTTATAATACTGGTAGAGTCCATCCCCCAGATTGCCTTCATTGTTCTGAGTTAGTTAAACGCAATAAAACTAACAATCCATCTCGAAGCGGCGACCCTGATGTCAAAAAGAAAATGAGTAAGAAAAAAATTGGGTCATTAAATAACCAAGCAATAATGACTGAAGAAAAAGTAGTTGAACTACGCCAATTATCAAAACAAGGAATGTCTAACAAAGAGTTAAGCATTAAATTTGGAATAGCCGTTACCACTGTTAGTGGCATTAAAAATAGAAAAAGTTGGAAGCATGTTGATTAATGACGCGCGCTATAATGCCACAAAAACAAACTCGCCTTACCCGAATTTCAATCTTGGATAAAATGAAAAAAGCCAATCATTTCTGATTGGCTTTTAACTACGTTACATAAAAAACTTATTCAGTTAATTAATAGGCGGGCGGAGAAAAATAAATTGTCGCGAATTGGAAACTTCTTGGTCCAACTGAGGAAACTGAACCGCTTGGACTATTTAGTGCTGCCACTAAATAGTTAGGGGTCGTAACCAAAGATTGGTTAGTATTGAACTCAACCAAATGACCAACTGTTGGACTGCCTAAATTATAACCAGCATTAAATGCTACAACAAGGTTTGTGTTACCAGTAACGTTTGGAGTCAAAAGACCTCCAGTGCCAACACCAGTTGAACCAGTAAAGCTTAATGGGGTTCCAACAGTCAAGTTAACATTTGATGGTTGTAATCCAGTAACAGCATTAGTATCAGTAGCATCAAGCGAAACTGCGTAAAGACCTGGCTTATCCCAGCAAGTTGTCTTGCCAGAGCCGGTTGAAGTGTGTGGTCCTAGAACCGCACCAGTGAAGGTTGTTGGGCCGTTAACTTGCTGACCAACAGTTCCACCAACTACAGATCCGAAAAGGGTTCCGTATCCAGTGATACCATCATCAGAAAGCATCAAAGGGCGTTGTGATCCCACAACTGAATTACCAAGAGTAGAAAGCGATCCCCAAAGTCTAGAAACTGCTGGACGTTTGAAAACACTTCCTTGATTGACATAACCATCGAATACGTCATAAGCGCCTTGATCAAGACCACCGGTTGTTACACCTGGTTGACCAGAGGTAGTTACTTGAGCGAAAGAAACGACTTCTCCGCCTTTGAGAGTGAGAACATCGATATCGAGACCGTCGAACTGACCAAGGGGCATGATACCTGGTTGTAATAATTTAAGAGACATGTTATATTCCTTTATATCCGCGTGCGTTTTATGTTGACAACACGCAACTTACACCTTATACTTACAGAGATATATATGTTTATTACCAGAAAATAAAAAATAATCATGAAGCCTGTAAATAATTTATTAAATCAAATTTTTGGTCGATTGACCGTGTTATCTCGTGCCATTAATCCTGGTACTCGTAAAAATGACACTGCGGCTTATTGGAATTGTCAGTGTAGTTGC